TTTGAAGTTTCTTCTTCTCCTCCGGCCGCAACCTGTTCATCTTGTATCATATAAACTTTTGCTATATTACCATACTTTGGTGGTAACGAATAAACACGAGTTATATAATCATCCTTAGTTACTGCTCGACTCTGTGCTTGAAAGTATGCTAATGCATTTACTCTAACATCCTCAAGTGTTTCTGCTCCACTACCTCCAGTTGCTGGATCTGGGTTTGATGCTGCCGTGGAATTTAAAGTTAACGTTTCTATATTAGAATCTAAACTCAAAGAACTATCAAATACAGGTGCTTGTAAAGTAATATTATTAACACTATTAGATGCTACATTATCATCTATCCCACCCCCATAAGAATATTTTATAGTTAACGTTGTATTTGTTGGGCATTGACCATAAGTTTCTGTATTTAAAAAGTTTGCTGGATCAAATGCTGTATCAAGAAAACTTGGAGTTCCTGGTAAATTAGAACCTACATTTGACGGATTTGGAATAATTTCTTCATCTGATCCTGCCCCCGCAGCAACTCCTGAACCAAATCTCATTTCAGTTTTCCCATCTGGTCTTATATATGTTTTAAATCGTTTAGATGTCTTTACAAGTTTTAAAAGAAATGGTGCAAAATTTCTACCTTCTACCAAATCAGGAGAATTATTTTCAGTATTTTGAAAATCTGCATATACCGTGTCTTGTGCTAAGAATGGAACTTCATACCAACTATTTCCATCACTATCCGTTACTGAAATTATTTCTAATACTGGACTGTTTTTCAATACAACCCTTTTATACTTTTCTGCTGCTCCAAATGTTATATAATCTGTAGTAACCATTCCACTAACTGCCTGTACTTGTTTCTTTAACAACCATTTTGTAATATTTGCAGGATCTTGATCATCCACTTCAAAAATATCTTCTTGTCTTGGACTCACTGAACTTGAATCTCTAAATATAACCTCTCCTGTTGTTCTAAATACCGTACCATTACCTGATGTAGCCTGCATTCCACCTGGTATTGTAAGACAATAATCTTCATTAGGTTGTCTTTTTTCATCTACAACATTATTAGGATCTGATGGTACAGTTTGGAATACATCAAGAGTTACAGATGCTGGTGATGCCTGTCTTGGTTTATATCCGTATCCTTGTGATATTTCATATATGGTTTTCTTTTCTTCTGCGAAAGATAACATACTTTCTTTAAATTGTTCATCCATATAATATGATAATGTATCACCAACATATGATGCCATTTCTATGAACATCATACCTGGGTCTGATTCGTTAAAATCGTTATATGTATTTGGGAAATATGTTTTAGCAAATTCTATTAGACCATCTCTAAACCCAGAGAAATCTTTATTTAAATATTTTACGTCTTTACTGACTCCTTTTGTAGCCATTTACTTTCTCCCTTATTGATTAATCGCTGATTCAAATTGATCAAAACTTACTGATACAGTTCCGAATCTATCAGGCTCAAATGATAATCCAAAATCTATTGATATATTTACTCTGTTAATATTATAATCTGGCATTGTAACTTCTATATTTTTAATGTTTATATACGGCAACCACGTTTCTAAAGATGTTCTAATTGAATCTTCTAATATATCACTAAAATCTTCATTCAAAGGTTCAAACAATATTGTATGTAATTGTGAGCCAAATGTTGGTTGTCCCAATCTTTCACCAGGAATCGTTTTTAACAAATTTATAATGTTATATTTTGCCTGTTGAAGCGTAGTTTTAGTTTGGTTGAAATATCCTGTATTAGAATATCCCAATGGAAGTTTTAATCCAATGAAAACATCTGGATTTAAATCTTTTTCTCTTGCTCCCATTTATATTCTCCTACTGACTTATTATTTGTTGACCTACAATTAAACCATCTTTTACTATAATTCTTTTTCTAACATATCTTAAAGTTCCATCTGTATTTTCAATAGTATCGGTTACTTCAATATCTTCTGTAATTCCTTCTTGACCATCTGACGATTGGTATCCACCCGTTTGTATTTTTCCATCAAATTTAATTTCATTAAAACTAAAAACAATATTTAATTTATCAAATATCTTTTTAAGAATTATTATTTGTTTGGCTGCATCTATATTTGACTTGGCTATTGTCCTAAATTTTTTCAACAATCTTGATAATCTTGTTTTTTTAGATTTAGGATTAGTCTGAACTTGTCTAATATTTAACTGATTATTTCTACCTATAAAAAGATTTCCAGGTAATCTATTATCTAAAAAAGACTTATTATCAAATTTATCTATATTATCTTCACCCGTCAAATAAGAATGAATAGCATCTGCTTCCTCTTGTGATAATTTGGAATTTTCTTTTCGAATTCTTTTTTTAGTTTCTGAATCCTGGTCTTTAAAGATTCTTTTATTTTTAATCTTCTCAAGTTTATACTTTAGAAATTGTTTATCTAATGCCATTGTTCACCTCTTATGGACGATAATTCGTTCCACCACCTTTTTTCTGGTCTATTGCTTTCATAACATCTGAATAATCTCTTGTTAATGCATCTTGTACATGGTCTGGAACTTGGTCAACATTTACTCTTGCATTCTTAATAGTTTGAACTGCTCCAATATCTCGTTTTTTCTGTTTTGCGGCCTCAGTAGTTGCTACTCCTGGTGGTGAACCTGCTAAAACATCATTTATCTTACTCGAATCAAATACCTCACCACTTAAAGTAGGATAATCTTCATATCCTCCAACTTGTGGTGCTCCACCTTCACCTTGTGGAACTCCACCGGCGGTTTCATTTAACACTTTGTTAAGAGCTGTGTTTGATGTATAATGAACCTCTTTTTTAGGTTTAGTTTTATACTGTTTTCTAATAGGTTCTTTAAACTCTTTTTCAGTTAATGGTTTTGAAACTAATTCTGTAAGTGAAGATGAGTTTTCTTCTCTAATAAATATCTCATTCATTTGTTTTTTAACTTCCTTACGAACTACAGTTTCAATTATTTTTAATAACTCTTGTTTCTTCATTTTATTACTCCTTTATAAGTCTTCTAAATAATCTTGTAATACTGGACTTGCAAAACATCTATTTAATTCTTCCATTTGTTTAACTAATTCATTTGATAGTGCTGTAGTATCTACTTCTCCAAAATCTGTATCGGTATCTAAATCTGTCCAAGTACCACTTGCTTCTTCACAAGATTTCTTATCTAAATGTTCTGTTATAGAACAAAATCCAATGGATTCATCTTCATCAATACCTAAATTTTCAGCAGATATCTTATCATACATATCTTGTAAATCTTTTAAATCTTGTGGATCTATCCAAGTTCCACCTGCTGCCTCACAGGCTTCTTTACTGTCTGGAGGTGAATCACCGGCTTGTACTGCACACATTGCTAAAATACTCATTAGTTGTGCCTGTAATACAGGAACAATTGTTGTAAATCTACCAACTGCCTTTATTAAAGTAGCAACACACATATCAACTAATCCCATAATGTTTAATACTTTCATTAATTTTTCAACTATTGGAACTATATATGGTGGTGTCCATTTTAAAATCTTTCTAACTATTTTTATAACCTTTCTAATAATCTTTATAACTTTAATTATCTCTTTTATTATTACCATCATTTCCATCATCCAAGCCATCACATCCAACATAGTTTTAATGGCCCTTTTTACGGGAGGAGTACAAACATCTTCTGGATCAATTACTGCTTTAGCCATTATTTTATCAACTTCTGCTGATAACTTCCCCAATACCTTATTAAGTTTACCCATCATCTCTTGTATTTTCGCAGTGAATCCAGATAACATCCATGCCTGTAAATCGGGGATTTCCAAATTTGCTAATTGTGCAAGCCAATCTTCTTCATCATCGGTAGGTAAATTAACACTTCCTGCCCCCACACAAAAACCTTTATCTTCATCTTCTTCTGGATCACTAGCGGTAAGAGGATCAGGACCCGCTATTGCTCCTTCATTTTCTACAATATGTGGTGCACCGAACCAAGTTCCACCATCTTTAACTTGTCCTGCATGAATTTGAGTTCCTACTGGAACAGTTTCTCCTGAATCAAACTGAAATAAATCATTACCAACATCTGGCCATAATACAGAACAACCATTCGCTCCTGCATATGCACACATATCATCTTCACCAATGATAAGGGGAGCGAATACTTCAGTTCCACCCTCACAAGTTAGAATCCAAGTTCCACCTGCAGACTCACATTCCTCTTTTGTTTCAACTTGTGGAATTGAACATGAACCAATCTCATCACCATTTATAAAAGCAGAACCATCTATTAATTCGCATCCTGGTATTAGTCTATCACCTGGTCCCAATGTTACTTTTTGTCCTGCTATTGATTTACATCTATGTGCCATATTATCCTGTCTTTACTATATCACTCTTTGGATCATTTAATCGAGTTTTTAATAATTTAAGTGATCCTTCTAATCCCATACACCCCTCTTTAATACCTGATACTGGAACTACAAAATCTACAACTGATCCCTTTGCACTCTGCATAGTAATACTAAACTCAATTAAATAATCAATTAATTTATCTACAAGATCCATTGTCTGGTCACCCTTCAATACTGGTTCAATCTGAGGTACATCACCACTTGGAAATCCCGTTGTTTTTCCTTGTTCTGGTGCAGTACCAAGATATACTTTGTCATGTCCTTCTAAAACAATTCTATTTTTACTAACTAAATTTATATCACGGGTAGAATATAAAAACGTATCACTCTTTTTTGAATTAAAAACTATTCTATCAGAATTTAAAATTATTTGTTTTCCACTACTATCTGTTCTAAATTTTGGATCCAAATCTTTAACTTTACTTCTCTCATGAGTAAGTGGAACTAATTGATCGGTAGTCATCCACAAAGAAGAACCATCTTTATTTATATCTTCTTTTACTGGTTTATTTTTTATAGTTGGAACTTCTCCTTGTCCAGCTCTTATAATTATATTTGGAGATTTTTCTTTTCCTGTATTAACATCTACTATTTTATCATCTTTAATAACATTTTTTATATTACTTCCAAATCTAATAGATTGACCAAATCTCCCATTAAATGCTATATCACCTTCTTCTACATTTAATTGTCTTATACCAAGATCAGCTACTGTTGGTAAATTTTCTTTATAATCTTCACGTACAGTGTCCTTTGTAAAATGAGTTAAAAACTTACTGAATCCAGGATAAGAATTAGTATTTACACTATTATAAAAATTTATTTTTTGATCATAATAATACTCTTCTTCTCCACCTAAAACATATTGAACAGCAATAACTGCTTCTCCTGGATATGGATACTCTTTAATATTAGTATTCATCGGTTTCATAATACGATAATCTTTTTCATTAACACTACTATAAAATAATCGTGCCTTAATCCAACCATACTTTGACCAGTCGGGATTTCCTATATTTTCTCCAGTTTCAATTGGAGGTAAATCTTCTTCATCTACCCAAACTTCTATAACTTCTGCCAATTCTAACTCATAAAATTCAGGAATAGGTGTATTTTTAATTGCACTATGAACATCCTGTAAAGTAGCATAACCTTCTGCTTTACCAGTAAATAAATCAAGTGCTTCACCGGCCTTATCTTTAAACCAACCCATTAATTTTCCTTAACTGTTTGTATATCTTCTGTGATTTCGTCTGTTTTTTTTTGAATGTCAACAACTACATCATCTATACTTTTAAGTAATTGTTCTTTCTCTTTGTCCGATAAACCGAACTCTGATTCACTACCACCTTTCTGTTCGGCAGCAATTAATCGTTGAACAACCGTGGCCAACTTAACAAGTTGTTCATCATTCTTTACATTTATATCCAAATATTCTTTTATCATAGGAATTAACTGAATAGCCATATCCCCATCCTTGATAAATCCAGCAACTTCACCAACTAATACTTCAAGTTGTTTTTTGTTATGTTTGGAATTATCATAAATATCCTTGAATAATGATGAT